CCCCGGTTTGGGGCTGCCGGGGCGTCGAGTACTCCGCCCCAGCCACCCACGGCCCGAAGACCGGCTGAAGCCGGGACTCCAACTCGGCTAGCAGTCCGCCGCAACGAGGTAGATCACGCCCTGGAGCATGACACCCCACGCACTCTTCGGACTGCCTGCGGAGGCACTGAACGCCACTCCCGCCGCGCGGTTGTAGCAGGTGACGGCGGGGTTGGGACCCGTCATCCAGCCGTGGTTTGTTCCCGATGGCTTCAAGATCTTCGCTGAGAATGTCGAGGGGGTGGCCTCACTGCCGGCGGTCACGTTCGAAACGATCGAGAGGGGGATCAGACTGGCAGCACCAGGCGTCACAGGAGTGCGCCGGCGCTGCGGCACCTCATTCTGATATTCCTGCTCAACCCGCCTGACAACCGTAGCGACCCGCTCGGCATTGCGAGCCGAGAAACCGTAAGACTTACCGTCGTCACGCGAGTCGGGAACGGGATTATCCATCAGAATCAAAAGCCCTGGCCGGGTGCGCCTGGGAAGTTGAACCCTAACAGACTGAAATCGGCCATGTAATAGACCTGAAATGCGATGTACGTAGGTGTTGAGCCAATGGCGAGCTGGCCGCCAGAACCGTTGAGCAAGACAGGCGAAGTAACGTCGCTACCGTCTGTGTTCTTGGCAGGTTGTGGGAAGGGAGAGGTACCGTCCCAGACTTTCATTCCCTGATCCAGGATCAACTTGATCCAACCGTCAGGATTGATCTCAAACTCATAAGTTATTACGTAGTAGAAGCCGCACACGGGATTGTACTGCAAATCGCCCGTGGGCATGCTTAGTTTTACAGTATTAGGAGGGAAGCCATAGAACGCGTACCCATTGACCGTATCTTTCCAGGAGAGGGCAAGATGCGGGTTGAAGTACGATTCGTTTCTGACAATCTGGAGAGTCGGCCGAGAGTCGTCGATCATGATCGGCGGGTCGAAATAATCACCTGCGCTGTTAATGACCGGGTGGGCATTACCGTCCGAATCAGGCACCGTCAACTCGCAGACTCGCTGGAACCTGGAACCACCCCAGGTGATCTTTATCGGCGCAAACAAGGGATTTTCCGGAAACTGCGTCGGGTCCCATGCGCCGTAGTCTACAGTGACAATCCATTGACAGTCGTCATTCGCACTCCCATCAAGTGCAGCCTCGATATTCAGCGCAAACGCATAATTGTCAAATTCAAGCCGCGCTCCTGTCACCGGATTGCGAATCTCGTAGATGTAACCGAGCTGCACCGGGATGGACAGACGGACTTCAAGAGCACCGGTTAAAGGGTTGTCCGTGATTACCCGCCATGCGCGTCTGTACGACCTTTTCCAATTTGAGTCGATCTTGCCCGTCCTGACTCCTTTTAGCTCATGGACGCTGACGATGCCCACTATTAGATCCCCCTCAAATCGGGAAGCCACCAAGGCCCGCGGCCTGGTTGGAAGCGCGGGCGGCAATCTCACGCAAGGCTTGCGCAGTGCTCTTGGTGTGTTGCGCCGTTTCCTTGGTCGCTAGAGCCGTCTCTTTCGCAGGCTTATCATCGGGCATCTGGTTGCGGAACTTCGCGACAGCGCTTGCGGCCTCGGCAGAGCCGAGCTCCACGGCGCCTGCACCCGTTTCGGCCTTGCCACCCTTCTTCTTATCCTTAGCCTTGGCGCCACCTCCAAGGTCACCGAGTTTCTCAGCTACGGCCGCGGCAGGCCCCTTGGCCATGGCGGCCGCACGAGCCTTCTCCTTGCCCTCGATCTTGTTAAGAACCGTGTCCATCTCCGCAGACATGTCGACGAAGGCGGGTTTAACGAACTCGGGCAGAGCGGCTGCCGTCGCTTTGAAGCCTTCCAGAAGAGGCTTTGTAATCGGCGCAACCCACTCGCCAGTTGACAGGAAATGGAATGCGGAGAACAAGTATTCGCCGATGTTATGACCGAGGTTCTGGAATACCGTCTGAATTGCAGTCACACCGTCAATAATCAGCTCACGCCAGTTACCAGCAACGTAGCCGGCGACAAGACCCAGGTTGGTGACCATTGCATCGAAGGAGGCAACGATATTCGCAATCTGCTGGGTGGCACTGATCTTGGCGAGCTCCCAGTAGTCGCCGAGATTCCGTATGAATACGCCCACTTGGGCAATACCTGCCTTGAACCAATCGACCCACTCAGTGATCAGGGGCTTGCTTTCCTCGAAGGCTTGAACAGCCGATGCCGTGAATTCGTTGAGCATCACCACGCCCTCGGAAAGGGCAGGTAAGAGCAGCTCTCCAACGGAAGTCGCGAAGTTTTCGAGACCACCGGTGAGCTTGCGCCACTGATTCGCCACCCCGCCCTGCGTTTTACTCAGATCGCCGCTGGCATCGGCCAGGCCCTTCTGAATCAGCGAGGCCCGTGCAGCGATCTTGGCCTGCTCGTTCATCTCCTGACCGCTCTTGACCAGGCCCAGGCGGAGCCCCTCGGCCTTGACCGCGTCCTCATTCATGAGCACACCAAAAGCCTTGAGAGGCTCGGACTCACCAGTCAGGCCCGCCCGGATCTTTTCCAGAGCGACATCTAACGGCACGTTGTGGAAACTCGATGCGTCGGCCGCGAGCTGTGTCATGGCCTTGGACATTGATGCCGCCTGCACCTGGCTTTGACCGGCGCCCTTGCCGATCAAGCCAAAGCTCGATGCGGCGTCGAGAATCGCTCCCTTGGGGAGACCGAAAGACTTGGCCAGCATGTCGGCCTGGGCCGTGATCTCACCGGTCGAATCGCCGAACACTTGAGAGGTCTTCGACATCGTCTCGCCGAGATCCGTGGCGCTCTTGATACCGTCTGCGAAGAATCCGCCCAGAGCTTTGAGAGAGGAGATCCCGGCCCCGATCGCTGCAAAACCCGCCCCAAACTTGGCGCCGGCCGCCGCGAAATTCATGCCCCCCAGGGACGACTTCGTCTTGTTGGCAGTGGCATTGAACCTGTCGAGACTTGAAGTGACAGTGGCGACGGGTTTGATGAAGCCCTTCGTGTCGGCGCTCATCGCGATGCGAATGTTCCTGATGATACTCATTCGCCCAGGTCCTTCTCTCTGGCCATGCGTCCGAGGGTGTCGAGCATCTCGCCGGTGGTCTGCTCGCCGTCCTGATCGCTGAAATAAGGGACGTGGTCACCTGGGTGGAACTTCTTCTTGGTCGACAGGCACATTTCCAGGGTGGTACAGATCTGAGCTGTCATGAAAAAGACATCAGGAATCCCATACAGACGCTCATAGGCGAGCCACTCCTCCAGTTCATCGCACCCCATCTGCTCGATCTCAGGAATGCTCTTGCCTGACATCGCGGCCAGCCGGATCAGGAATCTTCGTACTGGCCGTTCTCGGAGTTTTTTTCCAATTCCTCCAGATCCGCTTTGTTCCAACGGTTCAGACGCATCGCTGCCGTGATAATCGGCTCCAGTGCCGATGCAGAGTGCTGCGCCAGTGCCACAATATCGGCTTCAGAGAACATCTTCCCGCCGTGCTCGTCACAGACGACAGCCGCAACCAGTCGTGCCCGAAAGTTCTTGTTCTTCGTCGCCGTGAACTTCTGCTCCAGTGCGTCTTTCTCTCCGGCTCGGAGAACCCTCACGTAGACGCTTCCATCCCACTCGGGAACGAAGACCTCTTCCTTGCTCAGGACGGGAACCGTCGCCAGGATCTCGTCTTTCTTCAGGATCATGGAATCAACTCCCTGCTGTGAGATCCACGATCGTGGTGAGCTTGATGTCGAGGTCGGCCCCGACGTTCTCTTGATTTTTCATCCCGTTGAATTTGAAGCCTGTAAAAAAGCCCGAGAACGTGGCCTTTGCATGCGTGGTGTTGTCGTCATTGAACGTGATCTGAAAATCGTCGATCGGTCCGGGCGCATTGCACCGGTCGACGAGGACCTGGTGCATCGCCGTGTCACTCGGGTCCATCCAGATCTTGATCGACGCCGTATCGGGATCAGGAATCTTGCCCGGCCGGGTGGACATGACGGCGCTTGTAAGATGGTCCGTCGGAACGACCGTGACTTTCACACCCGGCCCGTCGATCTCGTAGACCAGGCCGATCTCGACGAAGGTGGTCGAGATCTTCATTTCGAGTTTGGTACCTTCGCCGGCAACGATCTCAGGAGCTGGCATGGTATCCTCCAGAAAACAGTAATTCGCTCACGCGAGTCAGACAAAAACAGGCTTCACCTCGCGAACGACAAACGTGAAAGTGAAAGTCTTTGTGTAAGTTCCGTCGTCGCTCCCTGGAGTGGGCTGCTCGTACTCATCCGATTCATCGTCGAGCGTGACAAACTTGACCCTCAGATTTCCGAGCGTGCCGATAAACCCCTGGAAGAGCAGACGGATCACTTCCCGTGCGTCTCTGTTGTCCTCCTTGATCAAAGACCGGCACTCGAACTCGACAGCCACGCGTCGCAGGCCTGCAGCACCACGCAAGTGCATCACACGGTCAATCGTTGCGATCTGGTAGGCCAGCGCTGGCAGCGACGGATAAGGTAGCTGTGGGATCCGTGAGGGATAGATGCGATTGCCGCAGATCGCAGCGAGTTCAGGAGAACCTTTCAAGGCAGCGACGATAGCCGGCTCCAGTTCAGCCACAACTCCAGCCGTCGCGGTGTAGGTGACCGGCCCGCCCACGATCGTGGCGCCCAGGCTGTCCGTGATCGAGATGATGTGAATCCCATCGACGTCCGCGGTATAGGTGAAGGTCTGGGCGCCCGAACCGGGCCCGAGCAAGACGCTCGTGGGCGTGAACGTGCCCGAGTTGTTGGTGTGGGGCGTTACCGTGTCGGGGCCGCTCAGGCTGTCCTGGGCAACAGAGAAGACGGTTGATGGTTGGCCTGTTGTGCCCGCGACGGGACCAGACCAGAAGATCGACCCCGCGCCTGTGGCGGCCACGCCCAGTCCGCCGGTCACGATCTTCGGGCCCAGGAGGCCGCCGGTCACCAGAGACATGGGTCAGTTCCGGGAGCTGGGGGATGAGGCCGAATCGAGCGTGAACGTCCGGATCACCGATCCGGTGCTGGGGCTCTTGATCGTGTACGTGGTGCCCACCACGGTTTCTTTGCCCGCCGCCGCGCAGATCGCGGCCAGCAAGGCATCGCCCACGGTCAGGGCCGCATCAGCCACGGTGCCCAGGTTCCGGGGCGTGAACCCGCTCTGCGCCAG